AACGAGGCGATGGCTTGCGGCTCCAGGGCGGTTCCCCGGGCCATGGCGGCAGTCTCGTAGTTCGGAGGCGTCCAGAGTCCACCGGATCCCGCAATGATGCGGCAAATGGCGTTCTCGCGGGCCTTGGCGCTTGTCTTGTCAGTCTTCAGAAGCCAGGGGCCGAAATCTGAGGCAGTCAGGAGCCCGACCCGCAGCGCGAACCACTCCGGGGAGCGCTGCTCGCAATAGCGGATTTCGCAGTCAGGAAATGCGGTCATATCTCGGTGTCGTCCAAAAGGAATTTGAGCGTGTCGCGGGTTTGATCGTCGTCCTTGATGAACTCGATTACACCTTCGCGGAGGTTATTGTAGGCATCCCTGTATTCGGACGCCACGTCATAGATGCACTCGGCGCACGCGACCGGATCAGTGTCGAGTGACACGTAGAATTCCTCGCCGCATCGATTGCACTCGGCTGTTACGTCGCCAACGTGATCAGGCATGGTGGATGGTTTCATGACAGTGGATCGGTGTTGATGTTGGCCACAAGCACCGCCCATTTGTCAGGGGCGAGCAGCGCGGCGATGTGAGGATCGGGAAGATCTTGCCACTTCGTGAACCGAATCTTCGGGGAGTCCTTGTATCGGGGCGCCAACTGAAGATCGAGCTGGTTGTCCGTGATGTCGTCCGCCTGCATCGCATCCATCACCCGGCGGTGAAGTTCCTCGCGCGGGGACGGGGCGGGCTCGGTCTTGGCCCGATCCCATGGGTTGCTTTGCGGGAGCGCGGGAGCTTCTGGCTGGCGTTTCTTGCGTGGACCTGGATCTCCGGCGTCCTCCAACTCCGATTCATCCAGAAACCCGAGCCCGCAAATGGACAGGGTCGCCCGGCGCTTTGATTTGGTGTCGCACTTCATCATAGCGATAGCCAACGCCTCGCCCTTGAGGTTGGCGGTCGGGACGGCAGCAAAAGCTTGATCTGTCCGGCCGTCCGGCATGGCAACGTGCGTGATGACGGTGAGGAGGTCGCCCATTTGCTGGCGCTCCACTTTGGTGACGCTCACACCGTGGAGCTTTCGAAGCTGATCGGTGGCGTCGCGGCGAGCGTAGAGCGTCACCTTTCCGTTCAGGATGATGTAATCGAACGGGCGAGTCAGTGGGTTGAGCCCTGTGGACCGGCACACGGCACGAACGTATTCGACACGCTGGGACGGGTTGAGGGCGCTGAGATCGCCAACGACAAGCGCCTGCTCGACCGGATCGCTGACTTTAATTTCGGCGAGTTCCGTGCTCATGATGCCAGCGCCTCCTTCGCCAAAGCCTCACGCTCGTTGAGAGATTTCTGCCACTCCGCATAAACGCTATTTTTACCGGCAGCCATACCGGACGAATAGAACCAGATGCCCATTTTACCCAAAAGCTTCGCGACCTGCTCAGGAATTGAGCCGTCGGCGGGCATCGTCGCCAGAACTTCTGACCCGCCCGACGTGGCGCGGAGGTCTCCGAGTTCGTCTTCAGCGACGGTCCAGACCTGATCTCCGATCTGGAATTGGTTTGGGGCGAGGCTCATGCTGCCATCCTTTCTTCCATCTCAGCCATGACAGCCTCAACCACGAGCGGGTCGTTTTCGGAGAGCGTTTCCGCGAGAGCCTCGCAAAACGTGAAGTAGGAGTCCGGCGGGACAAAGTCCCCGGTGATGACGACAGAGCCGTCTACGAGTTCAATGATTTCGAGTTCGGCGGTCTTCATATCAGCGCAACTCGTTGAGGTTCGCGGACGTGGCGTGGATGGCCGTTTCGATCGCGGCGGCCCAACAGGCCCTTCCGATTTCCTGAACGAGAGACGCAACCGTCTCCTGTGCGGCCTCCGCAGTTGCGGCGGGTTGATAGGACCATGCACCGGGGCGGCCTTCCATCGTAATTGTAATCCCGCCGCTCTCAGTCGATTTGACCAAGAAGTTTCTTTGAGCCCCTTTCGGCCCCACAACTACCTTTGTTCCATCTGGCATGACCCCTATTTACTGCACTCCAGTAATTGAGCAAGTGCAATTCTTTCGCTTGCTCAGTAATTTTTCGATGGCATATTGCGCCATGCCCCTAATGGAGCAAGAACTGCCGAAAGAATGCCGCATGCCCCTTGAGTGGGTGGAAATTGTCCACCTACGCCGCGCCGTGCGCTATCGTTGCCCGCTTGCAGTAAAAGCCCTGATGGCGGTGCGCGTGAAAGGCGCGAAAAAGCTGGGCGCGGATGGCGTTGCGGAGGCGCTGGCCGTGTCGCCGAAGACAATCTACGATTGGTCGTGGGGCAAGAACATCCGGCTCGCCGACTTTCTGGCGCTGTGCCGTCTCTGGAACGAGCATCACGAGGGTTGATCGCATGGCCGAGGCTCCCGTCGCCATCCATCAAGTCGCGGCTCCGGGTGGCGGGCTGATTGTCGTCCTTCCGGGACCAGCGGCGCGTGCGGCGGGGATTTTCCCTGACTCGACCGGGCTCTACCTTGTGACGGATCAGGGCGGGGTGAATCTCGAAGAATGCAGCGATCCCGATGCCGCGCGAGACTTTGCCAACGCCATCGCGGAAGGTTCCCGAATGTGGGGGCGGCGGCGCGTGGCCGACAAAGGCTTCATTCGCGACCCGGCGCGACGCCATGAGGACGTGTTGGCCGCAATTGATCGGCGCATCTCACCCGACAATTTGGCCGACGTGATCCACGGACTGATGCACGCCAAGAAGATGGTGACCGTCGCCGGGGCCGCCATGGAGGTCGAGGACAACGCCGCTCGCAAAGCCGGGGCCGAAATGTATCTCGCGAATTTTGTCGGCACACCGACGCCGCGCACCCCAATTGAGGGCGAGACGAAGCAGACGCTTGGCCTCAACGAACTACTGGATCAACCCGCCGTTCGCGACCTTCTCCTAATGCGCCTGTTAGAATACCCTGGCGCCCTTGATTCTGTGATGGCGAAACTTTCAGCCATGGGCATCGCGGGAACTTCTGGAAATTCCAGCAACGTCTGATTCTTTCAGCGTTGACAAAGCCGCCGACTGGAATCAGGTTGAGCCTCGCCGCGTAGGTTCCCTGTCAGGAATCCGGCAGTCGAAAACCAAAACAAAAAGGCCCCCGTGCGCGTCCGTGACGGGACATTTGCGCAAGCGGGGGCCTCCGAAGTATGCAAGCAACTAAACGACATCCCGGCGATGTCAATGGCGGATTCACCGTCGAAGACCCGCTTTTGTTTTTACTCCCCGAGTCACCGTCTCCTCGGCTGGCTTGGTATCGGACCCACCGAATCCGCGTCGGTGAGGGCAAATGCGGAGGCATCGAAGCTCTCGGCAGCTTTGCCAGAAAGACGGAGCCGGGGTTTGTCGCGATGAGTGCCCACGGTCGGGACGAAGACGAGGCGGTCACAAAGCTGGCGAAAAAGGCCGGGGTGCGGCTTTGGTTTGAGGAAGAGTTCGCATCGCGGGGAGGACTGGAAGCATGAACCAGGTCACGGCAATGATCGGCATCACCGCCCTGGTGATTGCGTGGAGAATCGTAATGTGGATCCGGCACGAGCAGCGCCGCGCGATCCCATTTACCGCCGCAGACGAACGTAGAATGAGGATGCTTGAGGATCTCGGCGCCAACTGCAAGGCCACCTACCGCCCATGCGACGGGTGCCAGAACGGATGCGGATGTTACGGAAAAGAATCATGACTGACCTATGCCCAAAACATTTTGACGACCCGGACTTGACTGATGGGTCGTGCCTTGGCTGCGAACTCGACCGCATTGAACGCGAGTGCGACAAACTCCGGGAGCTTAACGCAAATGGATCCCTTGCGTGGGGCTTATTGCAATCGCAACTGGCGGCGACGCAAGCCGAACTCAAAGAAGCCCGGGAGCTAGCCGCGCACAACGGCGCCGCCCTGGCCCGCGCCTTGATTGAGCTTCGCCGCGAACAACCGGAGGCCGACCTATGACGGCCCACTACTGCCTGTCCTGCCTCGTTGCGTGGCAGGACCACCAATGCCTCGCCACAACATGCGCTGAACTCAAAGCCTCGCGCCAAGAGGCCGTGGAGCTTCGCCAGAAGGTCGTGGAACTCCGCGCGTTGGTCGATCAACTGACATCGGCTATCGAGGCGGCCCCTGGAGTCGTTGACCTGCAAGACGTGCTCGAACAGGGCGGGAAATCCGACGCAGAGGCCACGGAGCGGCTTCAGTCCATCATGGACGCGTGGGCGGACAAACATTTGTGAACCATTGACGTGAATGAGCTGGCATTGTTCGCGGGCGCTGGAGGTGGCATTCTTGGAGGTAAACTCCTTGGATGGAGGTGCGTATGCGCCGTTGAGATCGACGACTATTGCCGCCACATCCTCATGCGACGGCAAGACGACGGAATCTTGCCCCCGTTTCCAATCTGGGACGATGTGCGGACCTTTGACGGAATCCCGTGGCGCGGACGTGTTGACGTGGTATCGGGCGGGTTTCCCTGCCAGGACATCAGTGCCGCTGGAAAAGGCGCAGGAATCACCGGAGAGCGATCTGGACTCTGGCGAGAGATGGCCCGGATCATTGGCGAGGTGGGACCGCGATACGTGCTCGTGGAAAACTCCCCAATACTCACTTCTCGGGGGCTTGGAGTTGTTCTCGGGGACTTGGCCTCGCTGGGGTATGATGCGAGCTGGGGAGTGCTGGGAGCTGTCCATGCCGGTGCTCCGCACAAGCGGGAGCGGATCTGGATTGTGGCAAACGCCAGTGGCGGACGATGCGGTGGACAGAAAGCGAGGGAAGATCAACAGCCGGGGCGAGCCGAAGCTGAGCGCGCAGGTGAAGATGTGGCCGACGCCAACGGTTCAGGACTCCGCGAACAATGGCGGGCCGGCGCAGATGGCGCGGAATACGAAACCGCTCAATGCGGAGGTTGGTGGCAGTCTGAACCCGCCGTGGGTCGAGTGGCTGATGGGGTGGCCGATCAACTGGACCTCCATGGAACCGCTGCCACCGGCTACCTGGGCCGTGTGGCTCAAGGCGTCCCCGATCGCGTCAACCGCCTCCGATGTCTCGGAAACGGACAAGTCCCGGCGCAACTCGTGCTCGCATGGCTGACGCTGGCAAACATTTGTGACGCAACCCCGCGAAGTTTATCAAATTCCAAACCGCTATGAAATCAGTTGCGCTGTCCTTTGTGTTGTGTGAGGATGCCGGGCACGAAAAAGCCCGCCCAGGTCTAGGAAACCGTAAGGCGGGCTTGTTCGAAGTTCCTATGAAAGCTTTAGCACACCCATCGGGTGCGGTCAACCGCACGTTTGCGCCTTTTCACCTCCAATGCGGAAGGGAGGGCGCATGAGTCAACCGAGTCACACTCCGGGGCCTTGGCGCACAGGTCTACCACGTTGGATCGATGACGCGAAGGGGCGGCCTCTCGCGTGCGCGTTTAGCCGAAAGCAATGGAGCACGATGGATGAAACGGAGGCCAACGGCCGCCTCATCGCCGCCGCGCCGCAACTTCTGGCCGCGCTGAAGCTTCTTGTCAGCAATGCTGCGACATCACCGTCAACGTCGGAAGGGGTTAGGCGGCTACGCACGGCTGTAGACGTCGCCCGCGCCGCCATCGCCGCCGCCCAACCCGAGGCCCCGCACCGTGAGGCCGCAGAGCCCGTCCTGTCTGATACCGGGAGGGAGCCATGACCTACGCGGAAAAGCTGAAAAGCCCGAAGTGGCAAAAGCGCAGGCTGGAGATTCTTGATAGGGACTGCTTCAAATGTCGGCAATGTGGAGACGCTGAGTCATCGCTTCAAGTCCATCATATCCAATACAAGTTCGGCCTTGATCCGTGGGAGTATCCACCGGACGACCTCCAGACCCTCTGCGAAAAGTGCCATGGCGAGGTTACGGCGAGCACCAAGGAAGCGAAGGCGCTGTTTACTAAATGGTTGCGCACGTCTCCGGCATACGTGGTCGGGCATCTGAAGTGGCTAGAGTTTACGTTGTCGTTAAATGCGAGCGGTGTCACGCTTCACGACCCTGAAGAGGCTCGCGGGTTTGTCATGTGCGCCGCCGATTGGACTGGGGGTGGTTTAAACGCTTTCTCTATCGCAGGGGGCGGGGTTTCCTACCTAGTCCAAAACGGTCCTATCAAGGTCACATGGGATTCGCTGGCGGCGTTTCTCGATAAATGCCGAGAAACCAACGAAGCCGATTTTGAGGAATACGCCGCCGAAATGGATCGGCGCTACGCCGCTGTAACCAAGGGGGATGCAGTATGAAGCGATTCACCTCAACCGACAAGTGGGACGACGTGTGGCATTACGGGCTTTCCCCGACCCACAAATGCGCCTGGGCTTTCCTCAACGACCGATGCGATCACGCGGGCGTCATTGAGGTTCCAAACGTGTTGATGGCGGGATACGTGGGCGACACATCATTCACTTTGGAGGCTTTTGCCGAAATCGCAGGGCCGACCCGCCTTGTTAGGCTTGATTCTGGGAAATGGTGGCTTCCGAAATACATCCTGTTTCAGGACGTGAATGGAATCTCTGTGACCCGCAACCAGCACCAGCCCGCAATCCGGTCGATTCTGAAGCATCATCTCCCCGTGCCGATTGGTAACGACGCCGATGGCATCTATTCGACACATAATGAATGGGTGAAGGATGGCTTTCCGAATGGTGTCAAATACCCAACAAACACCCCTGCGATACCTATCGGATACCTATCCGATAGGTCACAAGGTAAGGGTACAGGAAAGGGTAAGGGAAAAAAGAGGGGTCCGGGGAGAAAAAAGACTGAGGGTGCAAATGACTCCACGGCCAAGTGGTTCGAGATGTTTTGGTCGATCGTCCCGAACAAGGTTGGGCGGGGCGATGCCGAGAAGGCTTTCGCCGCCGCCGCCGCGACATACGACCCCGAGATGATCGTTCGCCGAACGGCGGTTTACCTCGCCGCCGAGCAGGCCCGCTACAAGGCTACGCCCGAGGGATTCCGGGGACTTCACCCGGCGACATGGCTCAACGGCAAGCGGTTTTTAGACGAGCCAGGCGCGGTCCCAGTCCCGATGCAATCGACGTTGAATGCGGCGTGGAAAGCCTGCGGGCGCAACGGCTCCGGCCCGCCAGAGTGGAGCGTCCTGGCGCAAAACAAGGCCTTGGTGCAGGAAATGAGAGACGCCCACCCGCCGTTTGACTTGCTCGTCGAAGGCATCATGGAGTGCGTGCAAATCGTGAAAGGCATCCCCTCATGAGCGACAACACCCCTGACAATCCATCCTACAGCCCTGAAGCTGAGAAAGGCCTTTGCTCATGCGTCATGCAGGGCGCTCATGCGGATTCGATCACCGAGGATATGTTTCTCAATCGCGGCATGTGGGCTTTGCTGTGCGTCGCCAGGGATTTGCCGGACCCTACGGACCTCGCCGCCCTCGTGACCCGACTCCGTGAGTCCGGGCAACTTGAGATCGTCGGAGGCCCCGCCAACGTGGTCACGGTGCGCAACTTCGCCCCATCCGGCGCCCAGCTTCCGTTTTACCTGAAGGCAGCCAAAGCGGCCCGGTTGCGGCGGCGCATGAGGGATTTTGCCGGGACGGTGTTGACCCGGGCGATTGACCCGGCCCACCAAGCCGACGATTTGGCGTCAATTGTTGAGTCGGAAGCCCTCATGCTTCGCGATGACGTTTCGGCCGGGGCCGATGAAATCCCGTCGATGCGCGATTCGATGATGGAGGTGATGCAGAACATCGAGGAACGAGTCATGGCGCGGAAAACCGGAAAGCTGCCGGGAATCGCATCAGGATTGCCCGACCTTGACGCCGTCACCAAGGGCTTTCGTGGCGGTCGTGTCTACGTGTTTGGCGCGCGTCCCGGGATGGGCAAGACATCCCTGATTCGACAAATCCTGCTTCACGCCGCGCGGGAGGTGCCGGTCTACTTGCTCAACCTTGAAATGAGCGTCGCCGAAACCTACGAGGCGATGATCTCGACCGAGGGAAGCGTGGACTACGGCGCCATGCAGGAGGGCGAGTTGAGCGAGTTGGAGCTTGCCCGCATCCAGCGCACCACCTGCAACATGCTGGACCTCCCAATCCACGTCGATGACCGTTCGCTCACCGCATCGGCGATTGAGTCAACGGTTCGTCGCATGGTCCGCTCGCGTAAAGTGGGCATGTTCGCCATCGACTACCTGCAACTGGTCCGTGCGTCATCGCCGGAAGAGGAAAGAAGCCCGCTTCTCAAGATCACGAATGCCAGCAACACGATGGTTCGGATCGCCAAGGCCTTCAAGATTCCCGTGATTGCAATCGTGCAGCTCAACCGTGAGGCGGAGGACGTGAAAGCCGCCGAGCTTTCACGAGCCTACATCCGAGACTGCGGCCAGATCGAGCAGGACGCCTCGTTTATCGGCCTGCTCGGAAGGCATGGAGACGACGACGGCCCCGTCAGTGTCGATGCCCTGACGGGCCTTCCGATCGGAGGATCGCAACCGGAAAACGCCCCGATGCCCATGGCGATCAAGGTTGCGAAGAACCGCCAGGGCCGCCCGGATGGACTGGTCCCTCTGGTGTTCCGTGGGCAGTATCTGAAATTCGAATCGAAAGCAAAGCACTATGACCACTGACCACGCATTCACCGCCCGCATTTCCACGGACGACTACATGGAACTCAACACCGGCACCGGCCACGTCTACGAGTTCGCCATGCGCCACCTGAAAGAATCATCCAACCGCACGGCATGGTTGAACCACCTCCGAGAGAAGAACTGGTTCACGGAAGCGCACGAAGACGAAATGACCCGACTGATCAACCGCAGATTCAACAAGCAGGAAGCATGAACACGATGACACCGATGGAACTCGACGCCTACGCGCAAGGCCAAACCGCCGCCCGATGCGGCTGGGGAGAGGACGCGAACGAGTTCACCGACGAGATCCGACGGGACGCATGGGACGCTGGTTTCCACGAGTGGCTGGGAGTGCCG